CCGGTTACGCCCAACGCGTTCCAGCTCGTCAACAATGCGGCCGGTAATAGTTCGACCAATGCGTTCCTGACCGAACTCAACCCAGGTACAGGCCCCTGCCCGACGCCGTTCGCGACTCCGACCGCGACGATCAGCGCAACCCCCACGATCAGTCCGACGCCGACGATCAGTGCAACGCCGACGCCGACGATCAGCGCGACGCCGACGATCAGCGCAACGCCGACGGCGACCACAACCGGAACGCCGACCGCAAGCGCGACGCCGACGGCGACCACAACCGGAACGCCGACGGCGACGGCTACCGCGACCCCGACTGTAACGGCCACCCCCACGGTCACCCCGACCGCAACCGCGACTCAAACGGCGACGCCCACCGCGACGCCGACGCCGGGCGGTCCGTCGATCGACATCAGCACTCCGGGGCTGGACTTCCCGCCGCGCTCGGCGAACCACAGGGCGACGCGCTCGTTCACGATCACCAACGTCGGCGGGTCGGAATTGATCGGTTACGTGACTCCGCTCATCGACACCGGCTTCCGGGTCGCGAAGGGTGGCGGCGACTTCTCGCTGGCGCCCCGAAAGTCGCGCACGGTAGTGGTTGCATTCAAGCCGCCGTACACCGGCACCTTCACCTCGAGCGTGCTGATCGTATCGAATGATCCTGAGCACGGGCAGGAGAGCGTGACGCTGTATGGGGTCGGCAAAGTAGGCAAGTAACGATCACTGACCAGTCATCAGCACTGACTGCGGCTACTCTGTGAGCGAACGGTCCGGGAGCAATCCCGGACCGTCTGCTTTTCAGGAGAGTACGTTCCCGGCGGTCAGATCACGCTTGCAGCCGCGCGATCCACCGCCAGCGCGTAACGTCCTGCCTTGCGCCGCAACCGCACCGCTGCGCCGAAGGCGGCCGACAGCGTCTTCGAGTTGAGCACGCGAGCGCGCGGACCAGCCGCCAGCACGCGGCCCTGGCGCAGCACGATCACGTGCGAGAAGGCGGGTATCAGCTCTTCGACATGATGCGTCACCAGAACCATCGCGGGAGCGCCGCGCCCGCGCGCGAGCCGCGCGATAAATTGCAAAAAGTGCTCGCGCGCGACCGGATCCAGCCCCGCGCACGGCTCGTCGAGGATCAGCAGCCGGGGCGCGGCCATCAGTGCGCGCCCGATCAGCACGCGCTGGCGCTCGCCCTGCGACAGGTAGCCCCACGGGCGCTGCGCGAGCGCGGCGGCCTCGACCCGGCGTAATATCGCGGCGGCGGCGCGGCGGTCGCGCGGCGCAACCTCGCCCCAGTAACCGATCATCGCGAATTTGCCCGAGAGCACGGCGGAGAGCGCGGTTTCGCTGTCGGGCATGAGCTGCTGAATCGACGAGCTGACCATCCCGATCCGCGTGCGCAGCTCGCGCCAATCGGCGCGGCCGAAGGTCTCGCCGAGCACGCGGATCGTGCCGCGGGTGGGCGGCAGATAGCCGGTCAGCGCACGCAGCATCGAGGTCTTCCCCGAGCCATTGGCGCCCAGGATCGCCCAGTTCTGTCCGCGCTCGACGCGCCAGTCGATGCCGCGCAGGATCATCGCGTCGCGCTCGACGACGAGCCCCTCGAGTTCGATTATCGGGTCGGATTTCTTCATTGGAATGGTAACCGCGGATTATAAAAGTCGCACAGATTGGGTGCCCGCGCGAGCGGTTTTCGATCAATGATATCAGCGTGATCCGCGATTTCCCGTCATCCTAACACTCGTTAGATTTTTTGCCAGATTTGTTCATGGCTGAACTGTTCAGCCTTATTAAATTTTTCGCTCCGGCGCAAAATGCCTCTCGATGAGCAACCTCCAGACACGCGCCGGTGGTGACCACGGATTGGACGCAGGCAAACTGAACCGTCCGCCCGCGGCCGATACCGCCGGCGCGCCCGCCACTGCCGCGCGTCTCAGCGCGCGGGGCGCGGCGCCCGACTGGATCGAGCTCTTGCCCGCGGGCGTGTTCAACGGACGCGACGGGCGCGGCCCGTTTCGGGTCGAGGACGCGCCCGCAGTGATCGCGGCGACGCGCGCGCTGGCGATGGCGGCCGGGCTGCCGATCGATTACGACCACGCGACCGATTTCGGCGCCCCCGCCGGACGCCCCGCGCCCGCAGCCGGATGGATCGTCGCGTTCGCGGTCCGCGCGGGTGCCGTATGGGGCCGCGTTGAGTGGACTGCGCGTGCCGCGCAGGCGATCGCGGCGCGCGAATATCGCTACGTATCGCCGGTGTTCCAGTTCGATCCCGCAAGCGGACGCGTAACGCGCCTGCTCCGCGCGGGGTTGACCAACAATCCCAATCTTTACCTGACCGCAATCGCCGCGGCCGCGACGTGCGCCGCGACCCCGGAGGAAAGCATGATGGAAGAGTTCCTGGCCAAGCTGAGGGAGATCCTGGGCCTTGCGCCCGACACGGCGCCCGACCAGGTGATAGCCGCCGTGCGCGCGCTTGCCGCGGATGACGACGATGACGGCGCGGGCGCCGGCGACGCGGCTGCGGCCAACGCGCGCGCTTTGGATCCGGCGCGCTTCGTCGCGGTCGCGGAGTTCCAGCAGGCGCTCACCGAACTCAACGCGATGCGCGCCGAGCGCGCCCGCGAGCGCGCCGCGCAGGCGGTGGACGAAGCGATGCGCGGCGGCAAGCTGGTTCCGGCGCAGCGCGAATGGGCAATCGCCTATTGCGCGGCCGATCCCGCGGGCTTCAGCTCCTTCGTTGCGCGCCAACCCGAGATCCTGGGCGCTCAAGCGGGTTTCACTGGCGAGCCGCCGATGGCTCCTGGAGCGGCCAGCGCGCGCACGCCGCTGGGTGCGACCGAACTCGCGATCTGCTCGCAGCTCGGAGTCAGCGCCGCTGATTTCGTCCGGCGCAAAAACGGCCGCGCGGATTTTCTGAGCCTGCTTTCGGCCGGCGGCGACCGCTAACAGCAAGGAGCATGGTGCAGACATGGCTGCATTGAGTAACTCACGCAACACGCCCGAGCTTTCCGACGGCGCCAGAATGCGCGTGTTCGGCGTCGAAGCGAACACCAATATCTATCTGGGCGGGATGCTCGCGCTCGACGCCGCCGGCTACGCGGTGCCCGCCTCGGCCACCACCACCACGGCCAACCCGCTGCGAATAGTCGGACGCGCCGAGAAAGTGGTTAACGGGATTCCGGGCGAGAATGCGCTCAACAATCCCGGCGCCGCCGGCGCGATCTCGATCACGGCGCGCAAGGGTGTCTTCCTTTACGACCAGGATAGTTCGATCACCGCCGCCGACCTCGGGATGATCTGCTTCGCGATCGACGACCACACGGTCACCGCGACCGACCGCGCCAGCGGCGCCGGCGTGCAGCAGTATGCGGCCGCAGGGCAGGTGGTCGCGCTCGATCCGAGCGGCCAGGTGTGGGTCGATTTCTGGCATCAGTCGTCCGCCGCCGCGTAACCGGGCGCACGCCGCGACTTCAAGAGGAATTGCAATCATGGAAATCAGCGCTGCCAATCTGACCGCACTGTTCACCGGCTTCGACGTCGTCTTCCAGCGCGGCTTCGACAAGCCGCCCTCGTATTACGAGCAAATCGCCAGCGTGGTGCGCTCGGGCTCGCGCCAGACCACCTACCCGTGGCTCGGCCGCACGACGCGGTTCCGCGAATGGCTCGGCGACCGCGTTGTGCAGGCGCTCGAGTCGCACACCTACACGATCGTTAACCGCAACTTCGAGGACACCGTCGCTATAGATCGCAACGATATCGAAGACGACACCTACGGCGTCTATGAGCCGATTATCGAGCAGCTCGGCTGGGACACCAAGATGCATCCCGACATGCTGCTGTTCTCGATGCTCAAGGACGCGGTGGCCAATCCCGGCGACGTGATTGGTTTTGACGGGCAGCCCTTCTTCTCGGCCGCGCATCCGGTGGGACTGCAGAATCAGTCGGGCGGCACGACCGCCGCGAATATCAGCACCTCGGGCTCGGGAGCCTATTGGTACCTGGTCGATGCGTCGCGCGCGATCCGTCCGTTCATCTTCCAGATGCGCCGCGAATACGCAGTCACGCGGATGAATACCGTCAACGACGAGGCGGTATTCAACCGGCGCGAGTTCCGCTACGGAGTCGATGGACGTGCGAACACGGGCGTCGGACTGTGGCAGCTCGCATACGCCAGCAACACCGATCTGAGTAATCCGGCGAACTACGGCGCGGTGCGCGCCGCAATGAGATCGTTCAAGACCGACGGCGGCGCCCCGTTCGGCGCGCTCTCGGGCCGCGGCGGCGTGTTCCTGATCGTGCCGCCCTCGCTCGAGGAGGTCGCGCGCCAATTGCTCAACTCGGAATTCATGGCCGGCGCGGGCGCGAGCGCCAGCGTCGCGACTACCAACATCTGGCGCAACAGCGCCGATCTGATCGTCAGCGAGTATCTGGCGTAAGCGGCGGGCGGACGATGGCAGTCTTTCCCTGGGCCGGTGCGGCGACCCCTCCTCCCGCCGCACCGGCATCGTTCCCGGCCCCCGCAGGCCTTTTGCCCGGTGCGAAGCTTGCGGGGGCGCTTAAACCGGCGCGAATCAACTAGAGGTATCCGAGAGTGAGTTACGCTGCGCCCCAGGACATTATCAATCGCTACCCGAATCGCGATCTGGTGCAACTGACTAATGAGGATCCAGCCGCGACCACCGTCAACACCGCGGCGCTGACCCAGGCGCTCGGCGACGCGTCGGCGGAAATCGACAGCTACCTGGAAGCGCGCTTCGCACTGCCGCTCGCCGATCCGCCCCAGGTGCTCAACCGGCTCGCCTCGGATATCGCGATGTACCGGCTGCAGGCGCTGCGCCCGCTGCACGATCTCGAGGACGCGCGCCGGCGCTACGACGACGCGGTTGCGATGCTGACCAAAGTGGCGGCGGGCGAACTCACGCTCGGCCTTGCGGCCGACAACGCCGAGCCTCCGGTGGCGGATGCGGCCGAGGAAATCTCCGGCCCCATCCGCGTCTTCAGCCGCGATACGCTTAAGGGGTATTAGGCGATGGCTGCAATGCTGGACGCGCCGTGGGGCGGCGCAAACTTCTCTCCGCCGACCGCGATCGATATCGCGACTATCGAAAGCGCGATCGTCGCGCAGCTCGCGGCGCAAGTGGGCGGAATCGAGGTCGCGCACTTTCCCGACCGTCCTGAATCTTACCGCCTGACGCATCGCGTCGGCGCCGCCCTGGTGCAGTACCTGGGCGCGAAGTATGGCGCGATGCGCGACACAGCCGCGATTATTCAGGAGCGCGTGATGGAATTCGGCGTGACCGTGATGATGCGCGATCTCGGCTGGAATTACGGCGCCGAGCCTGGAGGTCCGAGTCCCGGCGCGTACGCGATACTCGAGGCGGTTCGCGCCGCGCTGACCGGACTGAGAATCCCGGGATGCCGCAAACTCTATCCGCGCGGCGAGAAATTTGTCGAGCGCGACAAGCAGGGCGGCGTCTGGATTTATATGATCACCTTCGCGCTCTCAACGGTCGCGGTCGAGCCGTCGTCCACGCAAAACTTTCCACTCTTCATCCGCGGCGTTGCGATGGAAGAGGGCGGAGAAAGCGAGATCACCCTCGCGCCGGCGCCCTACACCTTCAACTCGGCCGCGGCGATCCAGCTACCGAACGGCAACCTTTCGGCGGTGGTCGTGACCGCTTCGGGCGGCGCGGTCCTGGTTTTGGGTGTCGATTACTCACTGGACCCGGTGAACGGAGTTATTACCGCGCTGGCGGGCGGCGCGTCCGCCGCGGGGCAAACGGTGCAGGTCGGTTATACCTACGCCGACCAGGTTATCGCGGCGGCGGGTGAGGTCGCACCCGCGAACTGACGCAGTCCGGAGTCGGCGAAAGGCCGTGAACGATTCGAGGATATCGCGGGGCTTGTTCCCCGCGCGAGGTAAGAGGACATGCCAGCAAGCTTCCTGCACGGAGTAGAGGTGATCGAGGTTCAAAGCGGGCCGAATCCGGTAAGCGTCGTCAAGTCCGCCGTGATCGGACTGGTCGGCACCGCGCCTTCGTGGGCGGTGAGCGCGCCCGCCGCGGCGCCCGCGCCGAATTCCCCGGCGCTGGTGAGCTCGGCGCTCGACGCGGCGAACTTCGGCCCGCTGGTTCAGGGCTACACGATTCCCTACGCGCTCGCCGCGATTCAGGCGCAGGGCGCGGGACAGGCAATCGTGATCAACGTGTTTGATCCGACGCGGCACTTCACCGCGATCGCGGCGCAAGCGATGAGCTTTCCGGCCTCTGGCGCCCAGGTGTTAAACCTCGGACACATGGGTGTGTCCGGCGTAGTGGTCAAGAACCAGGCGGGCACGACTACCTATTCGAGCGCAACTGACTATTCGCTCGACGCCGTCAACGGGATCATCACCGCGCTCTCTGGGGGAACGCTGACGGCCGGTCAGGCGGTGAGCGTCGCGTTCAACTACGCCGACCCGAGCAAGGTGGCCGGCGCGGATATAATCGGCGCGGTGACGGGCGGCGTGTACACCGGACTTCAGGCGCTGCAAACGACGTACGGCACGATGGGCTTTTTCGCGAAGCTGCTCGTCGCTCCGGGATACTCGCAGAACGCCGATGTCGCGAGCGCGATGGCCGTGATGGCGAACACGATTCGCGCGATGGCGCTGGTCGATTCATCGCCCGCGACGCCGGTGGCGACCGCGATCGCGAATCGCGGTTTGGCGGGCAATGCGTTTGACACCTCCTCGAGCCGGGTCATCCTGTGCTACCCGCAGGAGACGTTTTATGACGCGGGCCTGGTGCCGACCGGCGTGACCGTGAGCGCCGCGGGAACCCCCGTGAGCATCGCGTACTCGGGAACCTCGGTCGGGCCGTACTCGCAATGGGTGGCGGGAGCGATGGCGGCAAAGGATTTTGCCAATGGCTATTGGTGGTCGCCCTCTAACACCGAGATCGCCGGGATTCTCGGTCCGGATGTGGATATCTACGCCTCGATTCTCGATCCGGAATCGGACGTGAACAGCCTGAACGCGCAGGGAATCGCAACCGTGTTCAATGCGTTTGGCACCGGGCTGCGGGTCTGGGGCAATCGCTCGGCCGCCTATCCCTCGAGTACCTCGCCCGCGAACTTTATCAACGTGCGGCGCACGATGGACGTGATCGAGGAGTCGATTCAGCTTTCGATGCTCCAGTTTATCGACCAGCCGATCTCGAACGCGCTGATCACGGCGATTCTCGCAAGCGTCAACGCCTTCATCCGCAGCCTCATCCAGCGCGGCGCCCTGGTTGCCGGCTCGGCCAGCTACAACCCAGCCGAAAACCCGCCAAACCAGGTTGCGGCCGGACAGTTGGTGTTCGACGTTGACGTGATGCCGCCGCCGCCGGCCGAGCGAATCACTTTCCAGAGCTATATCGATTCGAGCCTGCTCGCGCAGCTTGGCCAGACCAGTCCGTTAACCGCGGCCGCCGGCGCAACCGCGTAGGAGTACCCGCGAATGAATATCCAGATCAATTCACTGACTAACGCGAATATCTATATCGACGGAGTCGGGCTGCTCGGCCGCGCCGAGGAGATACAGATCGCGCATCCCCGCCAGAAGATGATCGACTATAAGGGCCTCGGCATGGCCGGGACCGCCGAGCTCTGGGCCGGCGTGGCCAAGCTCGAATCGCGCATCAAGTGGGCGTCCTTCGACGCCGAGGTTCTGGCGTTCGCGGCGAGCCCGTTCCAGGCGCACTACTTCCAGGCGCGCGGAAACCTCGAGCAGTACACGAGCCAGGGACGCAGCGCCGAGCTGCCGGTGGTCTATCTGATGACGGGAGTGTTCAAGGACGCCGGCGCCCCCGAGCTAAAGCAGCATCAGATGGTCGAGACCACCTCCGCAATCAGCATCTATCACGCGGAACTCTACGTGGCCGGGGTGCAGATCTACCTGTACGACGTGTTCGCCAACTTGTACGTGGTGGGCGGAGTCGATCAGTTGGCCAACTTCCGCAGCAACCTGGGCGGGTGAAGAGTTCCGCGCGAACAAACGACCCTGCTTTCAGGCGAGGTGAAAAATGAGCGACGAGATCCGAGTGAACGGAGTCGCGATCGGAGTCGGGGGCGCCGCGGCGGCCGGCGAGTCGCGCGCGCTCGAGCTGCCTTCGGGCACGCCGGCTGTCGTCCGCAAGGGCTACGGGCGCGATTTGATGCGCGCCCAGCGTGCCGCCCCGATCGACGACCCGAACGCCGTGGTATTCGCCCTGGTTGCCGAGCTCACGGAGATCGCGGGAAGGAAGATCGTCTATGAAGACGTCCTGGCGATGGATCTGGCCGATGTGCTCGCGCTGCAAGCCGAGGTGATTGGCGAAAATTTTCAGCTCCCTCCGCCGCCGGATTCGCGGGACTCGTCCGATTCGGATTTCCACTAGCCGAATTGCGCGCGATGGACTTCGCGGAACTCGAATACTGGACTCGCGCGGTGCGCGACTACGCGCGCGCCGTGGCCGGCGGCGGAGGGGAAGCGGAACTTGCCGTTGAATGACCGCTAGCGACAGGAAGATGGAGTTACGATGAGTGCGCGACTGTTTGTAGGTAATCTGAGTTTCCGCCTGAGCGACGAGGAACTACGCGAAGCGTTCGCCCGCGTGGGCGCGGTCGAGCGCGCCGAAGTGGTGCGTGACCGCTTCGACGGGCGATCGCGCGGGTTTGGATTTGTCGAGATGGCTCGCGCCGAGGACGCCGCGGCCGCGATCGCGGACCTCAACGGCGCCGATCTGGCCGGCAGGCCGATGCGGGTCGAGGCCGCAACCTCCGTCCGCCGCGACAATCACGCTGGCGCGGCAGCCGCGCGTGCGGACTGAATGAGGTATTCGAGCTGAAGCGCCGCGTGCGCACATGTGACTATTCGGAGGAAATGCGTTGTTTGCTGAACTGGGTCCAATCAGGTTTGAGGTAATCGGCTCGCCCGAGGGAATCGAGTCGGAACGCCGCTATATTTACGCCGAGCAGCGCGTGATCGAGGCGCTGCCGCGCCTGCAATGGACCGGAGACAGTCTCGAGCGGCTTTCGTTCGACCTTCTGCTGCACGCGTCATTTACCAATCCCGAGCTCCAGTCCCTCGCCTTGCGCGCGGCGGCCGAATCTCATCAGGCGATGCCGCTGGTGCTCGGCAACGGCTTGTTCCGCGGCTTTTTCGTGATCGAAACGATCGCGACGCGCGCCGCCCAGCTCGACGCCGGCGGCGCGCCTATCGCGCTTCGGCTCCGTCTGGGGCTCAAGGAGTGGGCGCTGGATTCAGTGTTCGATCCGGGAGCGCCGATCCTGCCGACGTTCGCGCCGCTCGGGCTGATGACGGGATCGAGTGTGGCCAGCGCGCCGCCTGCCGCGCTGGCGCCGGCGGGACTCAGTGCGCTGCTTGGAAATCTCGCGCCGTCGGCGCCCGCCACCCCGATCCTGCAGCCGGGCGACGTATCGTCCGCGGCGATCACGCGCAGGGTGGCGCGATGACGGCTCAGCAGTATATCGCGCATCTCACCCGCGCCGGCGAGCGCTGGGACTTGCTCGCGTGGAGCTATTACGGCGACGCGACGCGCTTCAATCCGATCATCATGGCGAATCCGGCGGTTCCGATTGAGCCGGTGTTCGAAGCGGGGATACTCATTCAGGTGCCGGTTCTCAGCGCAAACAATTCGGCGACCGCCGATCTTCCGCCGTGGAAGAGCGCCGCGGTGGCGGGCAACGCGGGGAACCCGTCATGAGCGCCGCAGCATATACGGTGCGGGCGCCGCAATGGATACTCACTTATGCGGGAGTGAATATCTCGGGCGATGTCTCGGCGATGGTCCGCGCAATTAGCTATGTAGATCGGCTGGGCGGCGCCTCGGGAGAACTGTGCGTCGAACTCGAGGATCACGCGCGGCGCTGGCAGGGTCCGTGGTATCCGGCGCTCGGCGACCGGATTGCGGCGTTGCTGGGATATCAGGGCGGCCAGCTGCTGGATTGCGGATCGTTCGAGATCGACGATCTTGAGCTCGGCGGACCGCCCGACGTGTTTCGCCTGCGATGCCTGGCCGCGTATATCACGCCGGCGATGCGGACCCGGAACAGCGCGGCGTACGAGGGGCAGACGCTGCTCGGAATCGCGGCGACGATCGCGGCCAAGTACGGGCTCGCGCTGGTCAGCGCGCCGGACCTCGAGGACGTGGCGTTCGCGCGCGTGACCCAGCGCGATGAAACGGATCTGCAATTCTTGGCCCGCCTGGCCGCCGAATTCGATTACGACTTCACGGTGCGCGGTACGCAGCTCGTATTCTATGCCCGCGCGACGCTCGAGACCGCCCCGGAGATCGCGACAATCGAGCGCAGCAGCCTTGAACGCTTCGAGTTTCGCAATCGCACGCGGCGAATATACTCGATGGCGTCGGCGGCGTATTTCGATCCCGTCGGCAAACAACTGATTGCGCAGAGCGCATCCGCGGTTCCGGCCGCGCCGACCGGCGACACGCTCAAGATCATCGCGCGATGCGAGAATGCCACGCAAGCCGGGCTGCGCGCCGCCGCCGGGCTGCATCGTAACAACAGGTTCTTTATCCAGACTCGGCTCACGGGCCCCGGCAATCCCGGGCTCGGGGCGGGATGCAACGTGTTGTTATCGGGATGGGGAATGCTTGACGGCACCTACCTGATCGAAACCGCGCGCCATCAGCTAAGCCGCGCGCGCGGTTACACGACCGAACTCGAGGCGCGCCGCGGCGCGTGAGGTTGCGCGATGTACCATCATGAGGAAGACCGAGCTGCCGCGCCGGGAATGTTTCGCGTTGGTATCGTGCAGGAGCAGGACGCGGGCCGCGCGCGTGTGCGCGTTACGTTTGCCGATTACGATCAATTGCGGAGCTGGTGGCTGCCGGTGGTCGTGCCCAAAACCCAGAACGACAAGGCTTACTGGATTCCGGATCTTGGCGAGCAGGTGGTGTGCCTGATGGACGCGCGAGACGAGGCGGGCGCGGTGCTCGGCGCGATCTATTCATCGGCCGACACGGCGCCGGTGGATAGCGCCGACAAATGGCATCTCGCCTTCAACGACAACGCCTCGTTCGAGTACGACCGCGCGGCGCACGTGCTGAACCTCGAGTTCTCCGACGGCGCGTCGATCAAGTACGACGGCGGGGCGCACGCCCTGACCGTCGCGCTGCCGTCCGGGGCCACGCTGACGCTCGGTGCGGGCGGCGCGACGATCGCGATCGACGCGCTGGGCAACGCGCAGGTAACCTCGCTCGCGCAGATTCGGTTGGGGGCGGGGCAGCTAAAGGGCGTCGCGCGGCTGGGCGACCAGGTCACCTGTCCGGCGGGTCTCGGATCGATCACCAGCGCGAGCCTGATTGTGGAGGCGGAATAGGATGAGCGCGAACGCGGTTACGCTTACCGACATCACGTCGGCGGATTGGTCACTCAAGCTTGGCGCGATCGGCCAGGTCGTGCAGGGCGTTGCCGACGTCGATCAGTGCGTCGCCATAATCCTGACCACGCCGACCGGCAGCGATCCGCTGCGGCCGACCTTCGGCTGCGATATCTGGCGCTACCTCGATCATCCGGTGTCGGAAGCACTGCCCGCGATCGTCCGCGAGTTGACCGCGGCGTTGACGTTGTGGGAACCCCGCATCACCCTATTGAGCATCACCGCCGTGCCCGTCCTCGACACGACTACTCAGTCGGGGGCGCATCTGAATGTGAGCGTGACCTGGCAACTCAAGCTGGCGGGAGCGCCGCCACAAAAGGCGGGCGCCACCGCGACCACGACCGTGACGCTCGCGTCGGCGGGGCTGTGACGCGATGAGCAGCGGCGCGTCCACAAAATTCCGCCCAACCCGAAAAGGATGAACTGATGGCAGCAGGAATCCCGTCACTTCCGCCCCCGGTATTCGTCGATGACGCCGACGGGCTTGATCCGAATCTCGTCCTTGCGGACATGATCGCCGGATTCGAAGCCGCCGCCGGCCGGACACTGCAGCCCGCCCAGGTCGAACGCCTGCTCATCAATCTGTACGCGTATCGCGAGGCGCTGGTCCGAAACGCGATCCAATATGCGGCGCAGCAGAATCTGCTTGCCTTCGCGGTTTTTCCGATGATCGACTACCTGGGGCAACTCGTGGGCGTTACGCGGCTGGCCGCGCAGAGCGCGACCACCGTGCTCGAGTTCACGCTTGCCAGTCCGCTGACCGTCGCGGTCACGATCGCGCAGGGCACGCGGGCCGGCACGAGTGACGGCCAATACTCATTTGCGACCGCCGCTGTGGTGGTCATTGCGGCGGGCGCACTGTCGGCGAGTGTGAGCGCGTCAGCGGTGCAGGCTGGCCCAGGCGCCAATGGCTATCTGGCGGGCCAAGTCGGCGCATTACTCAGTCCAAGCGCGATCATCGCGAGCGTGAGCAACACCACGGTCACGGCGGGCGGCTCAGCACCGGAAACTGACGACCATCTGCGCGCGCGTATCCAGGCGGCGCCCAACCAGTTCAGCGTAGCCGGTCCGGCGGGAGCGTATCGGTTCTTCGCATTGGGGGTCGATCCGTCGATAATGGATGCCCAGGTAATCAGTCCGGCGCCGGGACAGGTCAACGTGTATATTCTCACCGGTCCGGTTACAGTCCAGCCGCAAAGCGCGCCGAATGCCGCGGGAGTCGCGGGAGCGCCGCTGCTCGAGCGCGTCGCCTCCGCGCTCAGCGCGGACTCCGTGCGTCCTCTCACCGACACCGTCAACGTGCTCGCGATAACCGAGGTTGATTACCAGATCGCCGCGACAGTGACGCTCTTCTCGGACGCGGATCCCGGAGCGACGATGGCGGCGGCGAATACCGCTGCCGCGCAGTATGCCCTCGGACTCGCGGCGAAGATTCAGCGCGATATCGTGCCGAGCCAGGTGATCGCAGCGCTCTCGGTCGCCGGCGTGTATGAGGTCGCGCTCACCGCGCCGGCGTTTACGCAGCTTGCCGCGGGCCAGTGGGCGAACTGCACGGCGATCTCGCTGACTCAGGCGGTAAGTGGGGAGCATAGCTGATTAGGATGCCGCGCCCGCTCGCGCGGCCAGCTGGATGTATATAAGCCGATGGCTGAACTGATTCCATCTCCGTCGATAAACGACGCACGCAGCGAAGCGCTGTTGACCCTGGTCGAAAGGCTTTCGACGCTCGACCTGACGCCACTGTTGGTTTACCGGATCGATTCGGTAGTTGCCGACGCGCTCCCGTTTCTGGGCTGGCAATTCGACATATTGTCTCCATTGTGGCAGCTCATGGCTCCGGCCTCACTGAGTATCGATGCCTTGACCGACATCGATTCGCTCACCGATATAGACACGCTATCGAGCCCGGAGTCGGCAGGGGCGGAGCTCTCGCCCGGCGCCGCGACTGAGCGCGAGCTGCTGAAGCTCGCGATTGCGCTGCATCGCGAACGCGGCACGCCGGCTGCTATCAAGCGCGCACTCGGGTCGCTTGGATGGGCCAATGTCGTAATCATGGAGGGAGAAGCTAACTGGGGCGGGACCGCGTATCCAAGTTCTGAAGGCTGGGCGGTCTTTCGGATTCTCATCGACTTGCCAGATGGCTCGGGTGTGCCGCCGGGCGCGGTGCAGAATGCGATAGCCGCGGTGAATTTCTTTCAACCCGCGCGGGCATGGCTCGACTCGATATGGTTCGTCACGACGCCGACGCGCGACGCGCTGGCGTTGCCGTATGACCGCTTCACCCTGGGTGGGATTGCAGAATACCAAGTTGACGCGGCGCCGCCCGCCTCGGATGCGCAGTTGTCGATCGCGATCACCATCGCTCAGACCGTCGAGGGTTATGGACCGATCGCACCGCTATACGACAGGCACTACGCGCATAGCGGCATTACATATGGAGTGGACGAGCCGAGCGTTGCGGATCGCGCGCTAATCGTAAACGGCGTTGCGACGCTCAATGGAGGTTGAAATGAAACGGCCCCGCGGAATGGTAATGATGGAGATCTTCTCTCGCGGCGAATTGATATACCGCTTGAACGGCGGCAACCTGTTCGTTAACGCGGGACTACCCGCACTGGCGGCCCTGCTCGGCGGTGATACGGCGGGCGAGTTCTGCTCGGTCGTGGGTTTCGGTTCGGGCGCCAACGCGCCCACGATCAACGATACAGGGCTGACCGCTCCGGCGTATTACAAGCCTATCGACGGGCATTCCGAAGATGGGAACGGCAGCGTGACGTTCAACTGGAGTCTCGGCACGGCTGACACGGGCGCGCAAAATATGGCAATTCAGGAAGTCGCACTGTTCGCGAACCATACCGGCGTCGGCCTGCCCGGCGGAAACGCTCCATCGCCGATGCTGGCGCGCAAGACACTCAGCCCGATTGTCTTCACCGCGGGCATGTCGCTTGCGGGGACCTGGACACTAACATTCTAGATAGCCGGCCGCGGAAGCTGGCGGCGGCATAATCCTGATCACGGTGAAGGAAGGAATGCGTCACACAGAGGACTCACATGGCCACGTTAATAGATAGCCCGGAGTTTACCGCGAACGAGGTTTACCAAATCCAGGCGACGGATGCCGTCGAAGGCGCGGCGGCCGGCGCCAGCTTCGCCGGATTGGGACTGAGCAATCAACCTCATCAGCAGCTTGCAAATCGCACCGCATATCTGTACGGCCGCCAAAACACGAATATCGCCAATATCGGAATCCTGCAGGCGTTTATGGCCGGCTTTACCGGCTCGTTGCAAGCTAATGGCTATCTGACAATCCCAGTCGCGGATGTAAGCCGCGGTGCGGTGTCGGCGATGATTCAGTGGGGCTATTATCCACTGAGCGATCAGAAAGTATCCAACGACGAGGAGTACAGCGTCCCCTGGCCAATAACCTTTCCCAACGCAATCCTGCTTCCGCCGCTGGCCACGAATGTGTATGCGAGCACCAGCGGGTTCAACACCGTTGCCAGCGTAATTACTTATAGCCGCACTGGCGCGACGTTCGTGCTCGACGTGCCGGGCGGTACATCGCTTGGTCCGACCGGCGAACGCAGCAACGGCTTTTCGTGGTTGGCGATAGGATTCTGAGCTAGTGAGGTTATTGATGAAACGGATAGCAGGATCGGCCGCGGGTGCGGTGGCGACGGTTTGTGGCGTCGCGATAGTTGCGATGATTGGCACCGCGCCGTTGCGCGCGCTCGCTCAGAACCTTCCGCCGCCGGGCGCCTATCAGCCGATCCCGGATTACTCGGGCACCAATGCGGGTCTGCTGTTTCGGCAGGCGATCAACAACCGCTTTTCAGGAGCGCAGCCGATCTCACCCGCAATCGTGAGTCTGAGCATTGCGAATCTGCCCACTGAACAAGATGGGACGCTTTTTTATTGCATCGATTGCCAGAAAACCAGTCCCTGCACGAGCGGTGGACCTGGTGCGTGGGCTATGGGCCAGAATGGGGCGTGGAGTTGCGCGACTGGCGGAAGCAGCCTTTCGATGGGCGGCGACGTGACCGGGAATTCCTCGGCGTCAGTGGTCAACACCGTCGAGGGCGGCAAGACTCCGGTGGTGACCAGCGGCGCTAACGCGGCGGCGGGGACTACCACGGCGGCTGCGCTCAACGGGTTCAACGTGGGCGGCGTGATCGATGTGACCAATCCGATCTACGGCGCGGTCTGTTCACCCAACACGATGACTGCGACGGCGACGGCGGGGAGCACGGTGATTCCGGTAAATTCGCTGGCGGATTTCAAGGTCGGGCAGAGCATCGCAATACCGCTTGCCGGTGCTTCGTGCGGGCTAACTACGCCGACTATCACGACGGCGGACCTTGACAGCTACCAGCTTAACCCGTCGCCGGAGCCGCCGATAATTTGGCAGAGTCCTTCCGCGATCTCCAATCTTTGCGAGACCGATACCACTACGTCTCCGTACCACAACGCGGCCTGCACCACGACTTATGGCTATACGATTCGGTCCTCGGGGTTTAACGGGTGCCTGAGCGCGCCGTCCGCGGTTAAGTATGTAACCGGGGGGCCGGCGGTCGTATCTCTGGCGAATGCGATCTTTCTTCAATGGACAACCGACCCGAACGCAGTCGGCTATGTCGTCAACCGCTGCACGGCCGCATCCTGCACGCCCAATTACAACTCAATTTACAAAGTGCTGGCGAATTTCCCGGTCGGGCAGACAGTAGGCGGAACTTATAACTGGGGCGATATCGGTAATCCCTACGGGCACAGCGAGTACACGCTGACCGCTTCCGAGATGGCCGGCATCCTGAACACGACTATCACGGCGGTCAACCCAGCGGCGCCATCGATTACTGTAGCGGTTGCGCCGAGCCAGAACGGCACATTCACGATCTGGCACGACGATGAACCGGCGTGGTCGGCGGCGGAAGTGGCGGCGACTCCCACTGAGGTGACCGCCGGGACCGTCTATGCCCCGCGCTGCAATTCTCCCTACACCTTCGGACAGGCAAACAGTCTGTATGGGTTCAATGGCTTACTTATCGAAGGGGCGGGAAGGAACGGCGGCACGGCAATCGAGTGGCTGGGTCCGATCGGCGGGATCGTGTTCAACATGAACTTCATCGCGATGGCAAAGTTGGAGAACATCGGCGTCCCCGCCGGAGCCTATAACAATACGCCGGGAATCGTATTCGATCTCGACAAATACACAGGCCCCTCCGGGAACACCTATGGGCCAGGCGGAAATCCTGGCGGGTTCTCGCCCGCCGGTGCGACAAATGACCAGTTGGTTAGAGTCGAGTGCGGAGAATCCGGGGTCTGCGTCAACTTTGGTGGTCAGTCTAACGTGGACACCATGACCGTCAGGCATCTGATGTGCGACGAGCCTAATGGCTTCGGCGGCGGAATCTGCGTGCGATCGGCGTCGCAAGAGACCTACAACGAGCGAATCACCGATGGCAGCCAATCCAACGGTCGCGACTACGGGTTCTTCGGAGAATTTGGCTCGCTCTATGTGGATGATTTTGATTTTGAAGGTGACGTGGTGGACGCTGATTTGCAGGTGATGGGCGGTGGATCGATCACTAATTCCCTCACCGAAGGCGCGCAGGCGTTCCTCCAGTTCTCTGGAGCGAATCAGGAACTTCGCCTCGCTTCCAACAGGATAGCTCCGCAGCCGGGACCCGACGGGTATTTTCTGTACGCGACTGGCGCGGTGCTGTTCGAGAGCAACCACGTTGAAACTGGCACAATGCCTATCGCAAACATGGCGCTTCAAGGGAACTATAATCAGGAAAATATACTCATAGGTAATAGTTATCAGAACGCGCTCGCTTCCCCAAACGCTTCTCCATATCCCGCTACGCCTTATGGTGCTCCCATTACTGACTATGGCGGCGGTCAGCACACGGGCGGTCCCTATGTGGAGATTGGCGATGTGGTCGGCGCGCTCACTACTCCCGTGATGGTTCCGTTGTCTATTGTCGGCGGGACCGCGAGCAACGCGGGCGCGCAGAGAGTGACGCTGACCAACGGCGTGATACAGAATTTCGCTGATACATCCCCGACCGCGAATTACAAGCCGACGGTGGCGAGTTGCGGCACGAGCGCGGCGGCATCCGGGACGAATTTCACGCCCGTCATTACGGTCGGTTCGACCAATCCAACGACTTCTTGCGCGCTGACCTTCAACACGAATCAGGCATTCACCAATGCGCCGACCTGTACGTTTCAGGACGTGACGAAGGGAATCGCGATGGCGCAATCATCGCTCGCATCGACGGGCCTCACGCTGACCGCGCCGAGCGGCGTGACTGACATTCATGGAGATACAATTAATGGAACCTGCGTCGGGAATTAGACTCAGAACACTCGCCTGTCTGGTGTTGGTCTGGCTATTTGCGCTGGTCAGTCCGGCCACGCCGGCGCAATTGTTCTCAGCGGGCTCGCAGGCTTTCACGGTGAGTGGCAACTATTCTTGCCCTGCCGCCGCGACACTCGCATTCTGTACGTTGTTCGGCGCGGGCGGTGGCGGCGGAGGAGGGAGCACTACAGCGGGCGCGGGGGGAGGCGCAACTGGAGCGTTTCTCGCAGGATACCTTCTCTGCGCGAACGGTCCATTCGCAGTCACGATCGGTGCTGGTGGCACGGCAGGCGCATCGTCGTCCGCGTGTACGGCTGGCGGCAATGGCGGGAGCACCTCGATTTCGCAACAGAGCGGCGCGGATTCGATGACCGTGCTCGGGGGCGGGGGCGCCGTGATTACAACCTGCGCTGGCGGTGCGGCAGCGGGGTTGGATACGGATGGCGGCAGCGTGAATATCGAATACGCCGCCGCCTCATACGCGGGCGCAAATGGTAGCGGTGCGACGGGAGGAGTTGGCGCGTGGTCCAACGCGGCGACTATTTCGGGGACACCAACAGGTATGCCCGGCGGCAACGGCGGCAACTCCGGAGCCGCGGGAACGGCAGGAACAAGTGGGTTCGTTTACTGCGACTTCTATTGA